ATGATCAAAGTAAAGCTACGAAAAAAAGCCATTAGTAATGGCCGGACTACCCTGTATTTGGATTTTTGGCCGCCGGTCATGCTGTCACTTGGTAAAGAGACGCGTCGAGAGTTCCTTGGCCTGTATCTCTACGACAAGCCAAAGAGCGGGGCTGATAAGCAGCACAACAGGCAAACCCTTGATGCTGCCGAGACGATCAAGGCAACCCGCCAGATCGAGCTCCAGAGCAATGCTTATTCCATCAAGCGAAACGGGTTTGAGTGCCAGCTTGTGGATTTTCTTGAGGTACAAGCGGCCAAAAGGACACCCCAAACAGGGGGGCAGTGGATGTATATGATTCGGCACGTTCGGCTTTGTGGTATCGGTGCGCTGACCATGGCAGAGCTGGATGTCAATAAATGTCTTCAGTTTAAAGAGCATTTGCAGCGGTTGCTCGATCATGGAAAGCTGAAGCAGAACACGGCATCGAACTACCTTTCATACTTTCGGACGGCACTCAGGTCCGCATATCGGGAACAGGTCATCTCTGAAAATCTTATCGAACGCTTCGATCGGTTTCCAGAGGGAAAGACTAACCGGGAGTATCTCACCCTTGATGAGTTGAACCGTTTGGCTGGAACCCCTACAAGGAGTCCCGTTACCAAGCGTGTGGTGCTATTCTCGGCCCTCACGGGTCTGAGAATCTCGGATATTCGAGCGTTGCAGTGGTCGAGCGTTATTGAGCATGATGATGGGGGGTTTTCGCTGTATTACCGCCAGGTGAAAACGAAGAAGGATGAGCGTCTACCGATCAGCCGACAAGCGAGAGTGTTGCTTGGAGATCGAGGTGAAGGCGCCGTTTTTACCTGGGTTCCTGAGCACTCAACACTTGGTGATAACATTGCACTATGGGTGAAGCGTGCCGGGATCCAGAAGCACATAACCATGCACTGTTTCCGACACACATTTGCCACCCTCCAACTATCCGCTGGTACGGACATTTATACGGTATCGAAGTTGCTGGGTCACTCCAACGTGAAGACGACTCAGATTTATGCCAAGGTGCTTGACGACTCGAAGCGTGCGGCTGCCGAACGGGTGAGGATTGAACTGTGATTGGAGGCGTCAGGTTTTTTGTCGCTCCAGCACGAGCTTGGTAAAATCAGTTACGTTCATGAGCCAGTCCTGTTGGCTTGAAGTGTAGGTCTCATGAAGGCGGCGAGGCAATATGAGTTGTAACCGTTTTGACGCCATTTCATCAGTTTGATGAGTGGAAATGGCGGTTTCAATCGTAAGGAGATGCTTGTCTTCAATGCGCTGTGCCTCTGAGAGTACCTGTCTCCACCTGTCCTTGCAAGTTGACTTAACGCCAAGCATGGTTAGTCTTAATGGATCAAATGACTCATCACGATAAGCCCTTGCACCCGGAAAAATGAAGTCTGGCTTGTTCCTGTTCTCGGTAACAGGAGCACGCGAGTGACGGATGCCGCACTCAGTGAACAGATATTCGAGATGGTTTTCGAGTGCATATCCTACACGGCTTTTCCGTCTGTTCTGTACTGAAAGTGAAAATGACAGGAAGCCGTCAACATCAACAGCAGTGTCAGCGCTGCCCGAAAAGCCTGCTGAAAGCCTGTCAGAGATAAGATAGCGTTCAAGAGTTCTGAACAGGACTTCTTCTCTTTCCATCCAGGCCATGAGCACGGTATCAGGATCATCCTGTGGATGCAAGCCCTTCAGTGTTGACCGCGCATAAGCCGAAAACTCGCGGGTAGTCGGGAAGCTGCCATGAAACCGTTCAAGCATGATATCAAGGTAGGTGTCGGCCGAAGTCTCAACTTCAATCCCGATGCTTTCCAGAATGAATCGTGAGGCGAATTCGATGCGGTCCTGTTCGGTTTCCAGTTCGGATTTTACTGAAAAACCTGGATGTGCAAGATCGACAAAGCCAAAGAGCCATTCAATCTGTCTGGCAATGCTCGACTCTCCTTCGGCAATAATGACCAGTAAATGCCGGTCCCTGTTCCGAGGCTTTGCAATTACCAGCAAGTCGCCAGCAACAGCATTTTGTGATACGTTGGTTGTCTTGAAGTACAGCCGGTATTCCCAACGCATGACTCCGCGTTCAAGTCGGGCCTTCTGACGGGCATCGTACCATGTCAGGCTGCTATCGTCAACAACGGGTTCATCATCATGGTCTGTCAGATAGAGAAATTTGGCGTCGTAATGCTCTTTGCCTTCCGGCTCACCAAGCAGGTCTCTCAATCCTTCAACACCGTTAAACTCATGTTGGTTTGAGGTAAGGACATCGGCTTCGACTGCGCTCAATTGCTTGGCCGCTACACCCTCAAAGTATTCTGACAGATAGCCTCTTCTCATTCTCGGTACTCTTTGAATGGTTCATTTCCGCGAAGCCAGTCTGCAAGGTTCTGTACCAGCTCCTCAATATTCTTGCTTGCTCCCCTGAGTGCGCATTCCCAGACGATTCCAACACGCCAGTCACTGGCCAGCAAGGCCTCCTGTGACTGTTGATCCTTGACCCGGTTTCGAGTGATTTTTTGATGCCAGAAATCCTGTCGTGTTCCGGGCCATTTGAAGAGCCTGCAGTCATGTCCATGCCAGAAGCACCCATTGACGAAAATCACTGCATGGTAACGAGGTAGCACAATATCAGGTTTTCCCGGCAAGTCACGAGCATGAAGACGGAACCGGAAACCCTGACGGTGCAGCTGTTTTCTAATGAGGATTTCCGGTTTCGTATTTCGTCCTTTTATGCCCGCCATCATTCTGCTGCGGGTGGCACTATCAACAATGTCCGCCATCGGTTATCCGGCGGCTATCGAATGCATGCGTTCTTTGGCGATTAATGCCTTGACGTGTGGCGTCATGATGCGGGCAACTTCTTTCATGACGGGCATTACGACACTGTTGCCAAACTGACGATAAGCCTGTGTATCACTGACAGGAATTTCAAATGTATCCGGGAATCCCATAAGTCTGGCACATTCTCGTGGAGTCAGTCGGCGAGGGCGTTTTGACTGTCCCTGATAGACGAGGATTTCAGAGCCATCCTTGTGGTATCGAGCAGACAAGGTTCGGGTAACACTGTCAGGGTATGCCATTCCAAAGCCAAAGCCGTTGCCGGCAGCCTTATGCTTATCTGCGTATGACTGTAGATAAGCCCAAAGGTTTGGTGTCAGTGTGTATTTCGATTGGACGGCGCTCTTTTCATGGTTGAAGTAACGATCTTCATCCCATGGGAGATAGGGTTCACTGCCGTCTGTCTTGTGAAGGATCGAACCGAGCCGTGGGCTTTCAACGGGAAGCAGCAGGTCATCCCATGTGAAATCCGTTTCTTCACGGAAGCCGACAATCAGGATTCTTTCGCGATGCTGCGGCGTAAAGTGCTGGCCATCGATGACCTTATAATAGACCTTATAACCAAGCTCTTTTTCCAGAGTCTCAAGGATCACTCTGAAGGTGTTTCCTTTGTCATGTGATAGCAGGTTCTTGACGTTCTCCAGCAAAAAGGCCTTTGGGCGTTTTGTGGCGATGATACGTGCAACATCAAAGAAAAGTGTTCCCTGTGTTGTGCATTCAAATCCATGAGGCCGGCCAAGGGAGTTTTTCTTGCTTACACCCGCAATACTGAATGGCTGGCAGGGAAATCCTCCGAGCAGTACGTCGTGGTCAGGCACTTCTTCGGCAGGGAACGGTACAATATCACCGATGAACGGATGATGGTCACCGAAGTTCTGCAGGTAGGTCTTTTTTGAAAAGTCGTTCCATTCGCTGGTGAACACGCATTCTCCACCATGTGCCTCAAAGCCCATGCGGATCCCGCCGACCCCCGCGAACAGATCAATAAACCGGAAGCGGCTAGCCAAATCCGGTTTATCGTTGGGGGTATCCTTTTGAAGGAGGTTGTGCAAGGCGTGCCCGAGGATCTTCGAACAAGATGTTTCGCCCTTTTCCCAGCGGCGCACAGTCTTGATATCTTTATCAAGATACCTGGCGAGTTCTCGTTGTGTGTACCGGACCCGAGCTTGTACTAATAGCTCATGTGCCTTTTGTTCAGTCATGTTTTCCTCTGGGTATTTTAGCGGACATTATGACCTGTTTGTTTGCATGAATATAGGGAATTTGTTCATGATTTCCATGAACACGAAATGCTTTATTTAATTAATTTTAGCTCCTCTCACCGATCGCCATGAAGCCGGAATATTCCATATCCAGTTTTCCCTTTTTTGGGAAACTGTTTTACGGGTTTGATTAGCATGTTTACAGCTCAATATTGAAACAGGTTGTATCGAACATGGATAAGATTTTATTGAGGGTGCTCTTGGCGATTTGATGGAGCGCTTTGACACTGAAATTGAGTTGTCCATTCCTGAGCTGGTTGACGAGGTGGAGTGGATCGTTGAAACAGCAGCAAATCAGGATGCGTTGTGAACTGTCGCTGAATATCGTGCTCAAGAGTATGAGGATCTCACGAAATGGGGAATTCGTAGCGATATGGAGACGGCTGAGGGGGCTTTTATCGAGACAGTACGGGTTATGGCAATAAAACGCGTTTTGGGCAGGCATGAATCGGAGCAAAATACGATCGAGTGGAATTATTCTCTTGTTAACGATACCATCAAGAGCAAAGGGTCATACCCTGCCGTATTGATTAACCAGGTTATCGGCGCTAAGGAACATGAACTACCAATGGTCTTGCACACGGGCTATAGACTTTACGGGGACAATTATGTTCTTTGGAGGAAGTGATCAGAGGCTGGGCAACATTTGGACTTGCGTTTATCCTTCCTTGTTCCTTTTTTTTGTAAAATATTGTATATTTGACGTATTGGTGTTTTGGGCAGTACCCTTACAGAATCCTTATTTCTTGGACATGATGATTACCCAATCAGTGCTTCGGTAAATACCCTATTTGCATTTCTTTATTAAAATAACTGTTTTATTCGGCTTACTGATGTTGTAACTTAAAAGTTGAACAAAATTAAGCTCATTATGAACGATAAAATCCATTCATTGAAAGCAGTAGACTTTTTTTGTGGCGCAGGTGGAATGACTAATGGCTTTATAAAAGCAAAGGTTCAGGTGCTTGCCGGTATAGATAATGATCTGCAATGCAAAGAAACTTATGAGGCTAATAATCCTGGCTCAGTATTTCTCTGTTCAGATATAAAAGATTTGACGTTTGATCAGCTTGAACAAGTAATTGATATTAAGCGCAATGATGATAGCATGATCTTTATTGGTTGTAGCCCTTGTCAATATTGGAGTATGATTAAAACAGATAAAACAAAGTCAGAAAAGACAAAAAATCTATTGATAGATTTTGAGAAGTTTGTTAGTCATTACAGGCCCGGATATGTCGTTATTGAAAATGTGCCCGGTTTTTTTACTCGTATGCCCGAGAGTCCTTTAAGATCATTTTTGGGTTATCTTGAGCAGGAGGAATATGTTTATGCATATGATGTTATTAATGCGAGTCATTATGGGGTGCCACAGACAAGAAAAAGATTCTTGCTATTAGCGACAAGAGTGAAGAAGTTAATCTCTTTGCCTAATTCAGATACGATATCATCACCTCCTACTGTAAAGGATTTCATTGGTATTGAGAAAGGTTTTCAACAGGTTCTTGCTGGTCATCGTGATAACACAGAATTTTTGCATACTGTTGCGGGTTTATCTCCTCAGAATTTGATGAGACTTCAGTTGACACCGAAGAACGGCGGTAACCGATTGTCGTGGAAAGATACTGATCTTCAGATTCCTGCCTATGCGGGTAAGGATGATTCGTTTAGGGATATTTATGGTCGTATGTATTGGGATAGGCCGGCACCAACGATTACCACTAAATTTCATAGTGTGACAAATGGTCGTTTTGCCCACCCAGATCAAAATCGAGGGTTGTCGTTGAGAGAAGGCGCTACGTTACAAACGTTTGATGTGCAATATAAATTTAAGGGGAGTTCGATAGGGGCAATTGCAAGATTAATTGGAAATGCAGTTCCTCCAGAGCTTTCAAAAAGAATTGCTGAGCATTTATACAATATAGGATAAATATTTGTTGGTGTTTTTTGATGGGTTAATTAATCTCTGTGGATATTTTTTATACCTATGTCAAATGAACTTATTGAGTCGGTAGAGGCGATAAGATCTGCAAAAGAGGCAAATCAGTTTCGCAATTATATAGATTATATACAGTTTCCGTTTTATAGAAATATGGAAATTAATAGTCGTATATCATTTGATTATCCGCTTACTGTATTTATAGGTCAAAATGGGTGCGGGAAAAGCTCGGCTTTGCACGCAATGTATGGCTCTGTAGAAGGGAAAACGCCGTATGAGTTTTGGTTTTCTACGGAGGTAGATCCAATCGAGTATTATAACGACGAAAAGAAACGGCATTCTTTTTGGTATTCTTATAGGGATAGGGAAGATCAAGTACGGGAAGTGGTGAAGGCTCGAATTCAGAGAGCTGGCGATCCTAATTATTGGGAAACAAGTCGTCCCTTAAATTGGGCTGGGATGCGGGCGAGTCAACGAAGAAATCCCCCGATTAGAAAAAATGTTGTATATCTTGATTTTAGGTCTGAGTTAAGTGCGTTTGATAAGTTTTTTTATTTTGGTGACGTTGATCGTTTGAAGTCAAAAAATAAACAAGAGTATATCAGAAAAAGGTCAGTGTTATTGAAGGGTATATTAGATGGGGTAAGAAGCGATGTACGAAATCGTCGAGGGACATTGAATTCTCCATTGTTAACATTGACTGATCAGGAGCTTGAATGTATATCTTTTGTGTTGGGTAGGGCTTATGATGCTGCAAAATCAATTAAACATAAAATATTCCGGTTTGAAGGTTATTCTATTTTATATCAGACGCGGCATGCCAGTTATTCAGAAGCGTTCGCTGGAAGTGGGGAAATGGCTGTTGTGAGATTGGTTTTAGAGGTGTTAAATGCACCATCATCTTCACTGATCCTTCTTGATGAGCCAGAAGTTTCTCTCCATCCAGGTGCTCAGGAAAATCTGAAATTTTTTTTACTTGATCAGATAAAAAGAAAAAAACATCAGATCGTGTTGACGACACACTCGCCAACATTAGTTAAGGGATTGCCGAAAGAAGCGATAAAAGTGTTTTGCCAAAATCCGACTTCAGGCAGATTTTTCTTAAAAGAAAATCTGTTGCCAGAAGAAGCGTTTTTTCATATAGGATTTAAAGTAGATAGTAAAAAGCAAATAACCGTCGAGGATAAACTGGCTAAGCATATTTTAGATGCTGTTTTGGACCAGATGGGAGAGGAATCCCGGACCTTGATTCATGTTAAGTATAATCCCGGAGGAGCGTCAGTTATTAAGAAAGAATTTATTAGTGTTTATTGTAGGGAAGATAGTAGCAGGGAATATGTGCTTTTTGATGGTGATCAAAAGCCTGAAGAAGATCATGTCGATTGGAAAACCCTTGATGAAAGAACTTTGTCAAATCTGGATACTATATTGAATATAGTAAAACAGCAAGTTGGGGTGGAAATAAAATTTTCTGTTGATGGCGGTTCGGGGGGTAGTGATGATGCTCAAAAAATAATGCTTTATAAAAAGTATTTAGATTATTATCTTGGGAATGTATATTATTTGCCACGAAGTGCCCCTGAAGATTTAATTTGGTCTTCTGAATATGCCAATCAATTTATTGATATATCATATAATGAGGGATGTCGAGACCACTTAAAGGTGGCGTTGGAAGCCACTTCATCATCTAAAGAAAAATTTGCATTGCTAACTAAATATATTTCTGGAATTAATGATTCAGAAAAAATAAGTGCTATGCATGAGAATTTTATTTGTTACTGGAAGAGAATCGAATCTGAATCATATAATCAAATAAAAGACATTTTAAGGCATATAATAGAGGTTTAAGATAAGAAATGTATAAAGATTAATGAACTTTCATATATTCGTCTTTCCTTCTTTCCAGTGAATAGAAAAGCCCGGAGCCACGCCGGGCTTTTGCTGTTTACTCCGTATTCCTGAGCACCCATATAACCACCCCCATTGACTGGAAATCCATTTCAGGCGTGATTTTGGTCGGCTCGTAGTTGAGGTTTGCCGGCATAAGAGATGTGCTGTCTCCGTCGATGATCAGTCGTTTGACTGTTTGTTCTCCATTGACACTTGCGACGATGATACTCTGGTGTTTTGGCTCGATGGCTTTGTCCACCACAAGAATGTCTCCCGGCTCAATGCTGGCACCTGTCATGCTGTCTCCGGATACCCTGACGGCATAGGTTTCATTAGGATGCTTGATCATATCGGCAGGAAAAGGAAGGTACTTCTCAATTGCGGAGGTTGAATCAGCCGGATTGCCTGCCGCTATGCTGTAAGTGAATAGAGGCAAATCAATAACGCTCTCAACCTGCTTTTTCTTGTCCTTCTCGATCAGATACTGGATTTTTGCCTCCATCTCCTTTTTCCAGCCCTGGGAAAGATCGCTCCCCAAGCCAACTTTTTCATCTTCAACCTCACCTTCTCCCGTCAAATACCAGACAGGATTAATTCCGATACTAATAATTTTTACGATTAGCTTTTCATTTTGGAGCTGACCAGAAACATATTTACTGTAATTGGTTGGTAAAATTCCTAAAAGATTAGAAAGCTGTGACTTGGTAAGCCCTCTCAACTCTCTGATCTTTTCCAGTCTTTCCCCTATTTTTCCTCTTTCCATCGTAAAAATTATTTGTGATGGTCGTAAAAATTACTACCTTTTGTCAGGGTTTATCTATAGTTCAAATATAGTTCATAATGAGTCAAAGAATCGACAATAGGAGCTTTCCTGGAGTGTATTCGGCAATACAAAAAATGCTCGATCCCGATGGTAGTAAAGGGGTTACGGAGATGGCCGTGAAGCTCAGGTATTACCGGGAGGATCCGGAGGTGTGTTGTCTGCACGGAAAAGTAGTCAAGAAGATGACACGAGAGCGTGATCGTAGAGTCCGTCTTGGACAAAAGGCGATGGCAGAGACGGCTATGCTCATGGATTCCAATATCAACATCAAAACACAGGATGCACAATGAAAAGAATGGTTGATCGGCTCATTCAGGCGGTGAAGAGCTGCCGTTTGTTCAGGCGTACACGCCATTTCGAGTGGAAGGTCGAGGTTTTAGATAACTAAAAGCAGGAGAGCTAAAGGATGATGTACAGAATCACATGGATGAGTCTCAAAAATAAGGATGATGTCGGTCACGGGCCATGGTTTGGCGAGGAAATAAAGACCATCCTTGAGGCTGTTGCAAATCAGGCGAACGCAAACAACCCGGAGCTTGAGAACTGGGTAGAATCAGATGGAGGTGAGGAATGAAAGAACTGATTCTGCGAGCTGGCCGCGTGCTCAAGTACCGAGTGATTCATCGAGCCCAGCGTTATGGGGTGCGCCATGCCTGCGGATGGCTCTATGCTGAGGTGATTACTGGATCCACTGTGGCCAAGGTTGAACAGCAGATTGAAGAGGTGCTTGCTCCTCTAGTGCAGGGGTTGAGTGTCGACAGGATTGCCGCCGGTTTTCGGCTCCCAGAGAATTTCGGGGATCATATGCGGCAGTACCTGCGTCAGGAGTACCGGATTATCGACAGGGCAACAGGCAAGCCGGTTTCAGAAAAAAGAGTCCAACTGGTGGGGTTTTTATCGGGTGGTTTAGTGAACTCAAAACAGGTGGTGAAATGGCAATGACGTTTGAAGATCTCCCGAATGCGGTTGAGCAACTGCTTGAGAAGATAAACGGGCTGGCCACTGCCGTTGAGGCAGTGATGAATCGTGAACAGGAGATGGAGGACGAAAAGATCAAGTTCACCCAAGCTCTCGATGTGGTGAAGTGTTCAGCTCCCACTCTCCGGAAAATGACGCGAGAGACAGACATACCTGTGCATTTCGATACAGGAACAGGTCGCCCGTATTTTTTTCGCCGTGAACTGATGGAATGGATGAGAACCCCAGGGCAGACTCAGTTTGAACTGACGAAGACAACGCTTCGCAGACTGGACCGGAAGCGGGCAGAGGCTTTATGAAGAGGATAAAAAAAAGCGAGTTCCAGGCGGCAACCTGAGAACCCGCGTAATTACCAACACCCATGCAACAACAAAGTAAGACAATGAGAACACAAGTACAAAACCCGGTAAATGTCACGATTGGCGATTCCGTGACATGGTATGGAAACTACGGTGTGATTGTAGCGGCAGTGCCGCCAAACACGCCCCCAGATCGACTTCCTGTGGTGCAGGAATACAACGGCGTATTGAGGTTTGATCCGTCAAAGACGCGCAATCAGGAAAGCTATCTGATCGAGATGGACAGGCCTAATGGAAGCAAAGCGATGCCAATTCTTCGCAGGCCACACAACAGGGCTTTGCATCAGGCTCAACCCGTCGGTGAGGAAAACACGACCATGAAACAGGAGCAATTAGCTATGGAGATTTTCCCGAAGGCAACAAGCGATAACTCCAATCCGGTCGCATTACCCGTTCCTGCAGGTCAGCTCAAAATGGGTGATGGCGTGACGGCAGAACTCATGATCGCTGAATATTTTGACAAGGATGCACTCCGGGAGCCCTCGTATCGGGTGTACCGGATGGATAACAAAGGGCAGCGGTGGTATTACCGGATTCATGATGATGGGAGTCCGGAATTTTACCTGTCAGTGACCTCTCTGTGCTCTCAGACCCTGCCAACACCAAAGCAGCTCACCGACTGGATTGCATCTCTCGGGACAGAAGCAGCCCGCAAATACAGCGAGATCAGGGCCAATTATGGGACCCTGCTACATAAACTTTGCGGTCGGCTGGTGATCAACAATGAGATCAATCTTGACAGCATTGATACTGAGGTGGCGATTTTCAGCATGGCAAAGGGGCTTGAGTATGATGACGTGAAAAGATGGGCGGACGAGTTGCGCAAAGATGTTCTGGCCTTCGGGAAGTTCCTTATTGACGTTGACTTCAAGCCGCTTGCCGTGGAGGTTGTGCTCACCCATCCAGATGGGTATGCTGGAGCTATTGATCTTGTGGGAGAGATGAACATCGATGTGAAAGGCTTTTTCGGCGAGGTATACAAAAGCGGCAAGAATGCTGGGGAACCCAAGGAGACCACCCAGACGCAGCGTGTTGTAGCCATTGTTGATGTGAAGTCTGGAAAGAAGGGCTTCTACGAATCGCATGAGGTCCAGCTTCGCGCATATCGTGAGATGTGGAACTACACCTTCCCGGAACGCCCGGTAACGCACACCTTCAACTGGGCTCCTGCCGAATGGAGGAATGAGCCTTCTTACAAGCTCAAGGATCAGACCAATACCCCGAGTGCAGCCAAGTGGCCTCATCTGGTTTCACTTGCCGCCGTCATCAGAGAGTCGCGAGAACGAACGGCACTACAGATAACAGGGAAGCTCTCGCTTTCTGTTGGTATTGATTCGAATTATCGGGTTGTTTTACTCGATCAACTCATCAAGAGAGAGGATGCATCATGTCTGGCAGAATCCTGAACCGTGAGCCGGAAGTCCGGCTCCCCCTGGCTCGAATCGGAAAGATCAAGATCGGTATGAAGTCTGAAAAAGGAGCTCCCATGTCGGTGGATTATTTCGTCTGCTACGGATCGAAGTATGAGGGTTTGTTTCATCAGGTGTATGGTGACAAACCACAGACCCTGCAGGTGATCTTTATCGACGATGATCCGGCGTTGAGCTGTCCGGAAGAATGGGAGTACCGTGACGATGCAGGGCGGCTGTTCGCCTCTGGAGATGGAGTGACGTTTCGCGTATGGAGCGCACAGGAAAGTGTCTATAAAGTCTTGTCGGCAGTGGAATTTCCTGACCTGATGGGCATGGTAACCAAGAAGTGCCCGGCCAAGAAAGGCTGGTATGCATCGCTGAAACTTCGCTTCATCTTGCCTCGTATCAGCGGAGTGGTTGGGTACTGGGAGTTTGCCACCAAGGGGCATGCCTCGACAATTCCGAACATCAGAGATGCTTTCGATGCCATGCTGGAGAACCGTGGTTTCGTAAAGGGTGTCATCTTCGACCTGAACGTTGAGTTTGCCAAGTCGAACAAGCCTGGAGTGACGAGTCGTTATCCGGTCGTTACTCTGGTACCGAACCACTCAGCACAGAACGTAGAGATGGTAAAGGGGGCGTTGCTGGATGTCAAACCAGCGTTGCAGCTCTTAGAATGATTGCTTGAGGAACAGGCAGTGCCGGGTCAGGTCGGTGCAGGGGCTCATAACCCCTGCCGAGGCTTCGATGCTTCCCCGGTACCAAATCCGCACCGGGCGGTTCCTGGTGACAAGAACATGGAGGCAACAAGTGAACAGTGAAGTGACCTATCAGGAACGTATCGAAGCGCTCGAAGCCAAGTGCGCGCTTTTGAGTGCATCACTGAAGCAGGCGGACGCGGAAAACGATCGGCTCAAAGCTGAGATCGAGGGACAGAGAATTATTGCACAACAACCAACCCGAGAAGAAAACCTGAAATGACGACGGCAGCACAAACGACCCTGTACGCCTTGGGGAGACTCAAAACAGGCGAGATGAACGATACTGAGGCAGCATACGACCAGATGCTGAATCTCCGGCTTATCGCCGGTGAAGTGGCCTGGTACAAGTTCGAGGCACTCAAGCTTCGGCTTGCCGACAACACCTTCTACACTCCGGACTTCGCCGTCATGCTCTCCAGTGGCATGCTGGAGTGTCACGAGGTCAAGGGGCGCTGGATGGATGACGCTCGCGTGAAGATCAAGATGGCTTCTGCCATATACCCGTTAAGGTTTTTCGCGCATGTCCTGAAGAAGCGGGCCAAGCGTAATGGCGGAGGTTATTCAATTATCAAAACAGAGGAGTTCTGAAGATGGCCGACTATCGGACCATAAGCGTGGGTTTCTGGAATGATCCGTACACTGAGACGCTGTCTCCGGTGGACAAACTGTTCTACATCTACCTGTTTTCGTGCCCACACGTCAACAATGCCGGTATCCTTCATGTGTCTCCCCGGAAGATGGCCTATGAGACCGGAATCGATGACGTGCAGGCTGTGATCGACAAGTTGATCGAGAACAAAAAACTGGTCGTTGTCGATGGGTATTACTGGGTGGTGAATTTCATCGAGCATCAGGCGTCCAATTCGCCCATGATCGTGAGGAGTATCGGAAAGGCTCTGAAGGGTTGCCCTTCATCACTGATCGATAGGGTATTGATACGGTATCAGCCCTTGAACATACCCTATCAAGCATCGGAGAAACCTAAAGAATACCCTACCGATAGGGTATCAATACCCTCTCCAGACCCTATCGATACGGTATCGATACTCTATCAAGACCCTAAGGATACGGTATGCATACCCTCCGCTAAATTAGAATTGGAATTAGAATTAAAAAGGGAATTAGAAGGGGAAGCGCAGCCGATTTCGGAAGCTCCCGCGCTCCGTTTGGTTGAAAATGTTGATAACTCTCAAGAAAATGTTGACAACTCCCGAAGCTTCAATCCTCCTCCGTCATTCAACCCTCCAACGCTGGAACTGGTCGTCACCTTTTTCCTGAACCGTAAGCAGCCCCGAGAGATTGCAGAGCGGTTTTTCTGGAACTACGAGAAAAAAGGCTGGGTGAGCTCGAAGGATACCCCGATCCTGAACTGGCACGCTGCCGCTCAAAGCTGGATGGCTGAGGAAAAGGAACGCCAAAGCCGAGGAAAAGGAGGACCGGCAAAGAAAACCCCGGGATCATTCGCTCACGATCCACGCTACAGGCTCTTCACGCCTTCTGAGATTGATAAAACCCAGATGTGGAACGAAGTGTCGCTGGTAAGGCTCGAAGGTCTCAGTGCCTGCAAGAGCGCCCAAGGAAAGGTTTTGTTTGCCCTGAACGCAGACATCGATGAGTTCAACCTGATTCGGCGAGAGCCCAAGCAGGTTGGACAAGATTGGCCAGACTGAACACCACAACCAGAAACAAAACCGTTACCAGCAGTATGCCCCGTAGAGACACGAACGACAACCGCTACAACCGGCAAGTGCCGAACAACACCCAGATCATCCACGTCTTCGTGGACACCATCATGGGAACACAGGTGACTTCGTTCCTGGTCGATGATAAGGCAGACATCATCGCAGCCAAGGCGAAAAAGACAGCGGGCTCATGGGTGGCAGACTGGCCAGCCTGTAAGTACACCAAGACCGGTTACACGAAGTCAGGAAACAGCCGTGCAGAGGTCGTAGAGGACGTTACGGCCAAGATCAGGCGCATGATGATTACATGGCACCTTCGGGAGCATTTCGAGCTTCAGAGGGCTCAGAAAGGCATCGGGGAGATTATGGCGCAACGGTGATCATTCACCCGTCGGAAGTAGGTTCGATTATTTACCGGACTTTGTTTTAGCATCAAACAAGTCTTTCTCAATGACTTTATCGAGCGCACCACTAAGCGCACGGTCATACAAGGCTTTCAAGACATCGTGAAAGTACGCACCGTTTGTTCCTGGGATCACGGGATCCGGTGATGAAATATCGGCGAAATTGGTGCCATCAAACATTTCTCCAGATTGATGTGGTCCCGAATAAAACGATACGTAGAGCAGGCGATGGGTGTGTGACTCCAGGTCTTCCTTTTGCTTTATTACGCTTGAGAAAAATGGCTTATTTCCGATTTTCTGCGCTTTTACATAGTTAATCATCTCCCAATAGGTTACTGTGTTGGAACCGAATTCGATAGTTTCAGAGTCAATAAAGAATTCAGTTTCGGGACCATCGATAATCTTGACCCAGTTTACAGCGTGAGCCGTGACAGCCCACATCGTCAGAATGACAGCAAGTACCAATTGTTTCATTACCATAATAACTCCATAAACGTCAAATACCGTAAGGAAATCAGTTGAGGATGCGGCTCTTCCTTTCCTGAACGGCAAATATTTTGATGTTTTGACCCGCAACGTCCAGCTCTAATTTACAAAAAAATCACCCGTCGGTTTTCTGTTCCCATGCTCGTAGAGTGAGAGCATGGCAAAACTTACCCAGAAAAGAGAAACGTTCGCTCGGCTGTATGTCGAGTGTGGAGACGCAAGCAAAGCTTACCGCGAGGCATTCCCGGCTTCACTGAAGTGGAAGGATTCCGCGGTCTGGAGCGAGGCTGAGAAGCTCAAGAAAAATCCTGAGGTTTTACTGAGGATTTCAGAGCTGAAAAAGAAGCGTTCCCAGAAGCTGGATATCAGTGAGAACAGGGTTCTGGCGGAAATAGCCGCCATCGCTTTCTCAGACGTTGGAGAGCTTGAGGACGAACAAGGAGGCTTCAAGGGCCTCAGAAACCTCTCACCGGCCACAAGACGGGCAGTCAAGAGCGTCAGGTTCAAGCGCTACATCGAGGGAACAGGCGAGAATGCCCGAGAGGTGGAAATCGTCCAGGTCGATATGCACCCAAAGCTGCCGGCACTGGAGAAGATCTGCGAGATCAAGGGTATCATCGCACCGAAGGTCGCTGAGAAGCAGGTCAACGTCACCGTTAATGTAACCGGGAACGCGAATGTTCACGCTGAGCATTGACGACGATATCGATGTGATCGATAGCTCAGCTACCGTTGAGACAGTCCAGGTCGGACTACCGTATCGGTATCAAGCACGTCCATACCAGCAGCACCTGTTCAGGGCGATGTTCGAGGCACAGATGAAGCGGTTTGCTGTTGTCTGGCACCGCAGGGCCGGCAAGGATAAAACCTACTGGCAGATAGCTGTTGCTGCCACTCAGCAGCGTATTGGCTCTTACTGGTACATGCTCCCCAAGCAGACGCAGGCACGAAAGGCTATCTGGAAAGGCAGGGGCAAAGACGGCCTGACCTTCATCGATCACATCCCCAAAGAGATCATCAAGAGCGTCAACAATACCGAGATGTACATCGAGTTCACCAACGGCTCGCTTCTGTACGTTCTCGGTTCTGACAGCTACAACAACCTTGTCGGCAACAACCCGATTGGCGTCGTCTATTCGGAGTGGTCGCTGTGTGATCCTGCATCATGGGACTACATCAGGCCGATTCTGGCCGAGAACGGCGGGTGGGCGATGTTCTGCTACACGCCTCGCGGACGCAATCACGGGTACACCCTGCTTCAGACTGCAAAGAAGTTTCCAGACCGCTGGTACAACTCAGTTCTGACCGTAGACGATACGACAGACAACGATGGTAATCCGATCATCACGCAGGAAATCATCGATCAGGAGCGTGCCGAAGGCATGAGCGAAGACATGATTCAGCAGGAGTACTATTGCAGCTTCGATGCTGCCGTACCGGGCTGCTATTTCGGCAAGGAAATGAAGGCCGCCTACGACGACAACCGAATCTGCAGAGTGCCGATTGAGGCGTGTCTTCAGGTCTACACGTTCTGGGATCTTGGCATCGGTGACGATACGGCCGTCTGGCTCATGCAGTTCATTGGCAAGGAGGTTCGAGTGATAGCCTTCTATCACAACAGCGGGGAAGGCATGGCGCACTACATCAACTGGCTGATTGAGTTCAAGCAAAAGCACAACATCATGTACAGCCTGCACTACGCACCGCATGATATCGAGGTCAGGGAGCTGATGAGCGGGGTGAGCCGGGCGAAGACGGCGCATGATATGGGCATTGACTTCGAGACGGTACCGCGCGTTGCAAACAAGGCTGACAGTATCGAGGCTGTGCGCAAGTTCTTCCCCCGCCTGATATTCGATTCAGAGCGATGTGAATACGGTATCAGCGCCCTTGCCAGCTACCACAGAGAGTACGACGAAAAGAAGCAGGTGTTCATGACTCACCCTTGTCACGACTGGTCAAGTAACCCAGCAGACGCCATGCAGACGTTCGCCATGGCATGGGAAGACAACACACCCGGCGGCGGTTACGATCACAGCAGACAGCTCGACGGCCGATCAGGCTGGATGGGCGGATAACCACAAAACAGCACACGAGCATGTTACCAGGCAGCGAGCCAATCAAAGTTGACGACACCAGTACGAAGGAAGAGTTCCTCCGGCTTGCGCGAGATCGTGCGGCCATTGCGTCTACATGGTGGAGGAAGAACTTCGAGGATGCCTTATCAGAGCTTGAGTTCCTGTACGGCAAGCAGTGGGATCAGAAGGAGGCCGCAGAGCGCACCAAAGAAGGGCGCCCATGCCTGACGCTCAACAAGCTCCCGGCCTTCGTTGATCAGGTCCTTGGTGACCAGCGCCAGAACAGGCCGTCAATCCACGTTCACCCTGTGGAATCGGATGCGACAACTGTACAGCAGAAGACCGGAGCACAACCGGCGCAACCACTTCAGGGGAGGATGAAGAACACGGCGGGTACCAAGGACTACACCAACGCGGACGTGCTGTCTGGCCTCATCCGGAATATTGAGACCACATCAGACGCTGATTCCCACTATGACAGGGCATTTCAGCACGCTGTCGAGTCGGGGTTCGGATGGCTTCGCGTTATCACTGCCTACTCAACTGACGACGCTTTCGACCTTGATATTCAGATCAAGAGCATACGAAACCGGTTTGCCGTCCTTATGGACCCATCCGGACTGTCCGAGTCAGATTTCAGTGCGTCCAACTACTGCTTTGTGCTTGAGCTGATGCGGCGCAAGGAGTTCACCAAGCGGTACCCTGATGCAGGTGTAACGGATCTTGGTACAGGCAATGCATCGGGCCTTTCGTGGTGGATCGATGAGGATATGGTGATGGTGGCCGAATACTTCTATCGTGAGCCGGTCACCCGGCGCCTGTTGCAGCTGAGCAATGGCAACACCGTCTGGCATGACGATATCAAGGACATTGAGGACGAGATGGCACAGCAGGGGATCACGATCACACGAGAACGAAAGGTCAAGACCTACAAGGTGATGTGGGCGAAGATCACCGGCAGCGACATTCTTGAGGGTCCGGTCGATGTTCCGTTCAGGACGATACCGATTGTCCCCGTGTTCGGCAAGGACGTCACCATCGAGAACGAAACGTACTACCGAGGCCTCACCCGATATGGTCAGGACTCTCAGCGAATGCACAACTACTGGTTCACAGCGGCCACTGAGCGCGTAGCACTGGCGCCAAAGGCTCAGTGGGTGATTGATGCGAAATCCATTGAAGGCCTTGAGTCGATATGGTCATCAGCAAACAGAAAGAACTGGTCATATTTGCCGTATCGACACCGCACTGACGTTCCACCCCCAAGGCGGGAGCAGCCGCCCCAGATGCCGAACTCGGAACTTCAGCTGGTTACCTATGCTTCCGACGAGATCAAGGCCACCATCGGCATGTTTGATGCCTCCCTTGGACAGCAGGGAAACGAGACGAGTGGTAAAGCGATCCTTGCCAGACAGCGGCAGGGTGATCGAGGTACTTTCGCCTTCATCGACAACCTGAATCGTGCAGTAAGGAGAGTGGGCAAACTCTGCGTTGAGGCCATACCATACACCTACGATGCCGAGCGGATCATCCGGATCAAGTTTCCGGACGGCGGCGGCGATTGGATCAGGGTGAATCAGGTCATCCGGGACAGACAGACCGGCAAGGATATCGTGTTGCACGACCTCGCAGAGGGCAAGTATGATATCACCGTTATGGCCGGTCCGAGCTACCAGACCCAGCGTCTTGAAGCAGCGGACAGCCTTATGCAGTTCGTCCAGGCAGTGCCAGCAGCTGGCGGTGTTGTGCTCGATCTTATCGCCAAGAACATGGACTGGCCGGGAGCGGAAGAGATTTCGAAGAGGTTGAAGAAGATTCTTCCACCCGGTACGCTTACCCCCGAAGAGATGCAGGATGCCGGAATTCAGGCACCACAACCGAGCCCAGCCGATCAGGTGGCTATGGCAAAGGTGCAGGCCGATATGGAGACAGCGAAGGCCAAGGAGGCAACAGCACAGGCGCAAATGGCACAGTCGCAGGTCTTGCTTTCACAGATTGCCATGCAGGCCCAGACAGCAGGTCAAGGAACCATGCAGGAGACCATCAAAAACCTTGTCGCAGAGGCAATGGCCGAGATTCTTCACATGTCACAGCAGGGAGCCCCGCAGGCAGGGCCACCACCACAACAGCCGCCGCAGTCGTTGGCAGCATAAACACACGAAGCCGGGTTCATCGCCCGGCTTTTTTTGTGTCAAAAAATAGGCCGTCGGAATTCTGTTCCCACTTGGCAAAAATCCAGTGAATCAAGCTACCGGCGGCAACACCGGGCACAATCCGCGAAACCAAACACGCGCTATGTCACAGGATACCACGGTACAGACTCCCGTCGATGAGACTGAAAACTTTGTCGTTGTGACCAGCGACAGACCACAAGAAGCCGCACCGCAGCCAGAAGTAAAGGCTGACGAGCAGAAACCCGCAGAGGGGCAGGGATCGGCTCCTGTACAGACATCACAGGGTGAAGAGGAAAAGCATGAAGGAAGGCTCCAGAAACGGTTCGACCGTTTGACCGCCGCGAAAGGTGATGCGGAGCGCCGAGCAGAGGCAGCAGAGAGAAAGCTTGCAGAACTCAGCGTATCCAAGCCCGATTCGTCACCGTCCGGCGACAAGGAACCAGAGATCGAGGAGTTTGAGACATGGGACGCCTACAGTGCAGCTAAAAGTGAGTGGGAAGGGAAGCACGCCAAGCAGGCAGAGAAACCGGCAGAGCCTAAACCGGAACCGCCGGCAGCCAAGCCTGAGGAGAAGATATCCCCTGAGCTTGCCCAGGCGCTCAGTGATTCAGCACCCTCATTTATTGCAGCACGGACCGCTCACCCTGATTTCGATCAGGTCATTGGAGCGAAAGACCTACAGGCCCCTGATTCCGTAGTGATTCTGATTGCCGACACATCAAACCCCGGTGAAGTCGCCTATTGGCTGGGCACCCACAAAGATGAAGCCGCACGCATAGCGGGCCTGAGCATGATCAAACAGGCAAAGGCACTGTCCGACATCGAGGTGAAAATCAACGAGGCCCCACCAGCAAAACGAACAACCAAAGCTCCCCCTCCGATCAACCCTCTGTCAGGCAATGATAGCAGCCCCACAGGCTACCATCCCGGCATGACTCAGGCGGAATTCGAGGCATGGGAATCGAGTCAGAATACGCGCGGATCAGGCGGCTGGCTCTAATCAAAACGACAAACTATTTCAACTATGTCTGTACAGGGTGTAAAAGGAAACCTTTTTCTCACGGATGACATCATCCTGAGAAAGTTCATGGCCGTGCTCAAGAGCTCTTGTGTTGCGGTCAAGCGAGTGAATCGCGATCTCGAATCGCAGTTCAAATCCGCAAATGTCGGCGACACGATCTCAATCATGAAGCCGCACATGGCAAAAACTGCATCTGGAAGGGTGCTGGTAAAGCAGCCGATGGCTGACCAGAAGATTCCGTTTCAGATTACCAGCCAGGAACATTACGGTCTTGAAATCCCGATTCGCGACCGCACGCTATCGATGCAGAACTTCTCGGATCGTTACCTAAAGTCAGGAGCAATGCAGATCGGCAATGTTATCGAGCGATCGGTGCTCAACTGTGCAAAGAATGGTGCATACAACGTATCAGGAACGCCGGGAACAGCTCTCAGTACCGACGCAATGACCGATGCGGCAGCTTTCATGACCGATGTTGCCGTTCCGGACGATGGCCTGAGAACCGGTATTTTCAATACGCTCGATGGTGCAGCGATCGACAAGGAACTGAAGGGTAAGTACAACCCTGAACTCGTCAAGAGTGTGATTCAGAAGTCCTATGTCGGGAACCTTGCCGGCGTTGATATGTACCGGTCGGCTATGGTGCCTTATCACACCGTCGGGAATTACTCCGGCACACCGCTTGTCAACGGCGCAAGCCAGACTGGTGCATCACTGGTCACTGACGGATGGGGAACAAGCATCGCCACGCTTCTCAACGTTGGAGACGCGTTCACCATCGCCGGTGTGTATGAGGTTCACCCGCAGAGCAAACTTCGTACCTCAAGGCTACAGCGGTTTGTCGCTACTGCAATAGCGAGCTCGAATGGTTCCGGACAGTCTACTATCAGCATCAGCCCGGCAATCAATGACGGTACGCTGACCACGACCAACCAGGCTGGTAACACCATCTCGCTTGCAGCATACCAGAACGTATCAAGTGCCCCGGCAGATAATGCGGCTATCACGGTTATCGGAATCGCCAGTACGTCGTATCGGCAGGATCTCATTTTCCATCGTGATGCAATCACCTTGGCGATGGTCAGCCCGGAATTGCCGGAAACTGCACCGGTCAAGGCTCGTATCACGGATGAGGAAAGCGGCCTGACGCTCACGATGACCGCAGCATACGACATCGTCGAGTATTCGGAGATCTACCGTATCGATGCCATCTGGGGCGTGCAGATGATCTACCCGGAACTTGCACACCGGATTTACTCGGCTGTTGTGGCCTGATTCAGCACGGCGGGGGAGCAGAGGTTTTGCTTCCCCGCCGATCTTTTTTCACACAAACAATACTACTCATGAAAACATGGCTCTATCACCCCGAAAAGGGTGCCAAAGTGTTTGACTCAGACGTCGATGATATGCAGGCACTGGATGAAACTGGCTGGAAGGACACTCCGGCGGCCTTCGAAGATATCGCTTCAGATACAGGACAGGCCGACCCGGATCAGCCGGCGGAAAACATCAAATCCAGAAAGAAAGCCTGATGACCCTCAAACGCATGATCGAGCTGGCTCTCGTGATCGTCGGATTCTTGCCGGAAGGTGAGGAGTCCTCCGCCGAGGCCATGCTTGATGCTATTGACCTCACGAACCAGATGCTGGGCTCATGGAGCCTTGACAACCTTATCATGCCGGTCATTTCGCGTGAGACCTTCACGATGCCGACAAAGCAGGCTGTTACCATCGGGCCGGGGTGTGACTTGACAGCGGCGCCGGTTATGTCGATTGATGGTCTTACCCTGACCGATCAGGGGGGTATCTCGCGTGAGGTGTTCATGGTGGCTGAACAGACGATCCGGAGCATCAGCGTGGTGCCGAGTTTTGTTCTGCCATCCATGGCCGCCTTCCTGTCATCGTACCCGACAGGCACAATCCTGTTCTCAAGTATTCCTGATGCAGGAACCTCAGCTCTTGTCCGATCCATTCGACCGTTCGACCAGCTTCAGAGTTTGACTGAAGAGCTGTCATTTCCTCCGGGCTATGACCTGGCCGTGCAGTTCGGGATTCCGGTCATGTTATCGGCAAAGTACGGCCGTCCGATCCGTCAGGACGTTGTGAGTATCGCCAATGAGGCCTACGACAAGATCAAGGCCAAGAATGCCGCAAGTCGTGGCGTTCCTCTGGCTCAGTGTGATTCGGGGTTGTGCGGCAGGAGATCGTCATACAACATCTACCAGTTTCCGTGAAGCCGATACCCTTGAAATTCCCGGTCTCCAGCAATCGGAGCCGGTCGGATTCTTCCGACGGTTCGCGCTTGGTGAACCTGTTCGCCAATATCCTCCCTGATTCATCGGACGGGCCGAAGGCGGTGCTCTACGGGACACCGGGGACAACGCTGTTTGCGACCTTGCCAACATGGCCCGTGCTGGCCATGATCGAGATGGGCGACAAGCTCTATGCCGTAACGGCCACTCACCTGTATCAGGTCGAATGGTACGGGGCATTCACTGACCTGGGGCCGGTCACGTTGACCGGAAGCCGGGTAAGCATTGCGGCCAACGGCATTCAGACGGTGTTCGTCGATGGCGCCAAGGGCTACTACTACTCGGTGTCTGGTGGTCTGCATGAGTTCACCGGTGACGGCTGGTATCCGGCTTCTACGGTGACTTTTCAGGACGGCTACTTCATCTTCAACCGGGCAGGCACCGGCCAGTTCTTCATTTCCAACCTTCTGGACATCACCTTTGACGCCACCATGTGGGCCACCGCCGAACAGGCTCCAGACGATACGGCGTGTGTCATTTCGGATAAGCGTGTCTTGTGGATCTTCGGTAAGGAAAGCGGTGAAATCTGGTACGATTCCGGCAACAGCCTGTTCCCCTTCGAGCGTGTCGCCGGCACCTTCATCGAGGTAGGCATCATGTCACCCTACACGGCGGCACGGATCGGAGGCAGTGTGTTCTGGCTTGCCAGTGATGGCAGCGTCTACCGGACAAACGGATACACTCCGCAGAAGGTCAGCACAGAGGCTGTTGAGTATTCGATCAACACCCCGCTTATCGGTGATGCATTCGCCTACACCTACTCCGAAGAGGGGCACCAGTTCTACGTTCTGACCATTCCGAACAAGAATCTTACCTGGGTTTACGACGTCACAGCGCAGCTCTGGCATGAGCGCAGTCATTTCCAGTTTGGACGGCATATATCGAACTGCTTCTGCCGGTTGAGCAAGTATGGCCTGAACCTCGTCGGAGACTTTCAGAACGGCAACATCTATGTGATGAACATGGATTCCTATACCGATGACGGAACGCCAATCAAGCGTGAGGCGATTTTCCCACAGCTTCATGCTGGCGCACAGGGGGCGACCATGTACAGCCTTGAGATCGAGATGGAGCCAAGCGGACAGGGTTCAAGCTCTCCGCAGGTGATGCTGCAATGGTCAGACGACAGAAAGCGCACCTGGAGCAAGGAGCGCTGGAAGCCGCTCGGTAGCGTCGGGGAGTACGGCCGTAGGGCCAAGTGGGGGCCGCTTGGGTATTTCATTCGTCGCAATGTCAAGTTCACCGTAACCGACCCCATCAAGGTGGTCATCAATGGAGCGTTTGCAGAATATGGCTGATCACCCGAAAACAGTCCCGCCGCCGATCAGAATGGTCGTGGTCGATAAAGACGGTCGCCCCACCAGAGAAATGGCTGACTTCATGCACCTTCTATGGGCACAGGTGCAAAACCTCCAGAAACAGGTACAGGTCCTGCAGGATCTGTTGGGCCCATGAACGTTATCCGTCTTTCCGAAAAAGTCCCGCTTGATATGCTTGCCGACCTGTCCGAAATGATGATGGGCCTGAAACATGAGATGGAGCCGGGCAAAGCTTCCGCTGATGAATCTGCCTATCTGGCCTACATCAGGCACAAACTCATGACAGCATTCGTCTACTACTACCCGCACACCGGCTTCTGCATTGTCGATGCTGCATTTGACCCGTTGGTATCCTGTTCCCACTCTCACTTCTTCATGATGACGCACATCTACATCGTTCCGGAAAAGCGAAAGAGCCGGGCCTATGCCGAGCTGTTTCATACAGCCCTGAACAACCATGAAGGGCAGATGATCGGGATCACCTATGAGGGCGGCAATCATGATGCTGTGCTGGCAAAGAGATTCAGGAAACTCGGAACAATTTACGGGAGGGAGTAATGGGAATACCTGCGGCACTTATCGGAAGCGCTGTCATTGGCGGGATATCATCGATGGCGTCATCAAGTGCTCAGTCGGATGCGTCACAGGCAGCTACGGACGCTACGGTACAGGCGAATCAGGACAATATCGCCTATCAGAAGTGGCTCTACACTGACCAGAAAACACAGGCAGCACCGTGGTATAACGCCGGCACCGATGCGGTTACACAGCTTCAAAAGGCGATCAGTGATGGCACCTACAATCTGGACACATCCAAGCTCAATCAGCAGACGTATAACCCGGAGACGTTCACCGGTAATGTCGATCTGACACAGGACCCGAGTTACCAGTTCAGACTTGGGCAGGGAGCCAACGCACTGGACATGAGCGCAGCATCAAAGGGGATGCTTATGTCCGGAGCGCAGGCGAAGGCCATTACGCAATACGGCCAGAACTTTGCGTCGCAGGAGTATACCAACGCTTACAATCGGTCGCTTCAGACGAATCAGACCAACAATACGAACGCGCTGAACGCGACGCAGGTGAACAATGCGTCAAACCTGAACACATGGAACGCCTTGAGTGGAGAAAACACCGCTGAGTTCAACAGGTTGGCCAGTGTTTCTGGTGCCGGCCAGACGGCCAACAACGCGATTTCCAATGCCGCTCAGAACATGGGTACGGCCGTTGGCCAGAGCACACTGAACACCGGCAATGCCCTGGCTACCAATGCGCTCAATCAGGGCAACGCAACCTCGAATCTGTACAGCAACATGGCAACAACGGCCAATCAGGGAGTTCAGAACTACCTGATGTACAGCATGCTGCCCAAATCATCATCAACGAATTAACTCATGCCAGCCAATCAATTCGGAGTAGACCTCGGTGAGGCGATCACTACGGGTCAGAACATCGCGAAGAACTCTCTTGTGCTGCAAAAAGCACAGAAGGAAGTCGATACACAGAACAGCCTGACAAAAGCCCGGCAGCGGCTTGCCAGTGGCGATCAGTCGGCCATGCAGGACATGCTTGTCCTGTCTCCTGAAGAGACTCAGAAGTATGCAGCGGCCATTGGCCAGATGGATGAAAACCAGCGCAAGAACACGGAGCAAAGCCTTCACAGTATGGGTGCCGCCGCCGCAACCGTTCTTCATTCAGACGATCCTGAGCGCACCTATCAGTACATGAAAACTCAGTTTCCTCAAGAGACGACGGCCAACTGGCCGCAGAACTACGACCAGAACTGGACAACCTTTCATCTTGCTCAGGCAAAAGATGGGATGACGCTTCTGAAAAGCACGTACGCTCCTCCCAAAAAGGTGACGGTCGGAACCAAGGATTATCTGTATGGACCGGATGGAAAGCTGATCACGACCGCAACGAGCGGAGAACAGTCGAGGCATGAGGACACGCAAAAGATGGAGCAACAGAAGATCGATCAACAGAAAGGAGCGCTGAAGACGGCGGATGAGGGGCTGATGAATAAGGAAGTATCGCAGTCGTTCGGCGGGATGTATAACCCGACAACTGGCGAGATCAAGTTCTCTGATCCGAAGTCTGGACAGAAAGCTCAAGAAATCACAGCCAAGGCCGTGGACATTTTCCAGAAAGGTGGCGGCAAAATCAGCCGATCGGAGGCCGTTCGTCAGGCAATGGCTGGACCGTCCAGCCCGCCAGCCCCAGGGAAACCCTCGGGGAACGCGATGCAGAACATCAAACCATTCATGCCATAATGCCAAACGTAACCGAACTCTACGGGTATCTCAAAACGAACGGTGCGATTGGCGAGGCGACAACTCAGGAGGCATTTTCAGCCAAGATGCAGGACAAAGAGGGACGGCAGTCCCTCTTTGCTTACATGAAGCAGAATAGTTTCATCGGGGATCAAACGGATTTCAATTCGTTCGACTCCAGCCTTGGGCCAAGAAACCGAACGACCTTTGAAAATATCGGTGATATTACCGGAAAAGCCCTGAAGAGCGTAGAGAATGCGGTTCAGGATGCAGGTAAAAATACCCAAAACGTTGCGGGCCAGATTGAAACGTCGGTAGGGAATGCCTTTTCAGGATTGAGCAAATCAGTTCCTGATGCCGTGTCGAGTGCCGGCGAGGCTGTGACAAATGCCGGTCAGGCAGTTAAGAATGCTCTGACTCCGAAGCACGCACTGAAGACGCGCGATTTCGGAAAGGATCTGCAGACGGCAAAGGAGTTTGCGCTTCCCCAGGGGAACTATGATAACCCTGTTGTTGCCACAGGCAAGGGGCTGTACAACTCCGGAGCCGCTATTGACCAGCTGGAGAAGCGTGGAGCGACGGCGCTCTCTGATTTCTTCCATGCTCTTTCTGAGCATAGCAACCCGGCAGACGAGCAGGGCAAGGCGATACTGGATAACGTTTCGACCAATCTCAAGAACTACCAAGTCCCGCTTCCTGCAGGTACACTCGATGTCAAAGCGAAGCCCGGAAGCCTTGCTGATTATAGCGCAAGGACGGCAACAGAGATCGGTGGCCGCATTGCGCCGGCGGTGATTGTTGGGCTCGTCACCAAAAACCCGGCTGCAGCAACAACGATCATGGCCGGTGAGGGTGGTCTTGATGCCTATCAGAAGGCCAAGGATGCCGGGCTTACTCCGGACAAAGCCGCACCATATGCCATAACGTCAGCATTGATCCAGAAGGGAATCTATTCGGTACCGGTAGGATACTTTCTCAAGCCTGAACTCAACATCGTTCAGCGCATGATAGGAGGGGCAGCTACGGGCGGCCTCTCTTCATATCTCGGTACCGGCCTGCAGATGGCCGTCGATAAGGGAACGGTTCGTCCTGACATGACGCTCGACGAAGCGCTTCATGCCATGAACGAATCAGGGGCTATGGGTGCCTTTCTTGGTGGCGTAATGTCGGCAGCATCGCACCCATTTGTTTATCGAAAGGATACCATCATTCCGGATGAACAGTCGGGCTCTGGAGTGCTACTCAAGCAGCTCACCGGGGACATGCCAACGGCACCGAAGATGTTGCCGGAGGGAAGCCCTGTTGCACCGGAGCAGGGGCCAGCGTCCTCTGTCCCAAGCGCTCCGAATCAGAGTTCTCCCATACCACAGCCGCCCTCTGGCGGAATCAGGTATGATCCTCCGAGTCAGGGGCCGGTAAAGACCATGGGGCAGCTTGTCCATGAAAAGCTTCAGGGAAAAAAGGTCGCTACGGCGGTAGCTGACCATCCTCAGGTTCAGCAATACTACACGTACATGGTCGAGGATATGGGTCTGACACCCATAAAGGCCGCTGGTATTCTCGGTGGTGGTATCCTGCCGGAATCAAAGGGCAACCCGGCAGCGTCACACAAAACGAGTGGGGCGTCAGGCCTGTTCCAGCATCTTGGGAGCAGGAAATCAGGGATGATCAGTGCCGTTCCCGATTGGAAAACGAATCCGCTTGGCCAGATCAATTATGCCATGACGGAACCCCAGATGAAAAAGTATCTGGCCGGCAATTACCATACTGTTGATGAGGCAGTAAAGGCGTTTACCACCATCTTCGAGATACCGCATATCGACAAGGCCGCTCTCGCTCAAGAGGCGCAGAGACGTTCAGATTCCTTCAGCGGGAAGGCATTGCCGCCGGCGACATTGCCGGCTGGTACGACAGCTGCACCGGCATCCGACCCGGCACCGACCGATGCACAAGATGAACCGGCGATGCCTTCTGCCACGGATCAGGTTCCGGAAAAGTCTATTGCACTGCCACAGTCGAAGCCTACGGCCGTAGATCAGATAGAGGCAGAGGTAGCAGCACCCCAGAAGCAGCAAAAGCCGGCTCAGGAGGCACATCCTTCAGCAGCTCCAGTAATGGTAGTGCCGAAATCAGAACTACCAGCAACAGCGCCCGCTGACTATCAGAACCTCTATCACGGGGGAGCTTCAGGTCTTCAAGTGGCGTCAGTTGACAAAGCAGGATCTATTCAATGGCCAGAAGAAAAAGCCGTCTGGCTTTCTCCTTCAAGGTCCGAAGCGGAGTTTTATGCTTCGCAGCACCCGGACGGCAAGGGGCAAGTATATGGCGTCTCCTACAGACCGAAAAACCCGTTGGTTGTCGAGCACAAAGACTGGTACCGTCACGTTCCTCTTGACAGCCAGAATATGCGGAATGTGAAGAAAGCGGAGTGGATCAAAAAGGCCAGAGAGCTTGGTCATGACTCAGTGATTTTCAAGGACACGGAGGCATTTTCCGACATAAAAGAGCCTCATGACGAGATTGCCGTATTGGGAGATGTGCCGCTGGTCGGGATAAATGATAAGGATTCTGAGTTCTTGAAGAGCGCAGAAGCTGCTTATGCCCATACCAGCCATACCCCCTCAAATTCAGCAAAGGCCGAATTACAGTGGGCAGATAATGCTGCCGATAACCTCAGGAGCGAGCTTTCCAAACATGTATCAGACAGCCAGACGGTAGAGAGTGCAGTTGCCGAGTTCCGTAAGAACTACATGCAACAGCGGGCAAAGGTGTTTTCAGTTCGGAAGTCCTCCTATTCTGTTATTGTTGCCGGGGCAAGCAAGTTCAATTCAAAGCAGGCCGGAAAACGGAGCAGCGCCGTCGATAACGCTGAGGAGTCGTTTGGGAAATGGCTCAAGAGTGAAAAGCGGAGAATCCACGATGCAACCGGAGCCACTGAAGTCTGGAAACAGAAGCAGTTCGAGACGGCCAAGGCTGAGAGTGAAGGGAAGAAAAAAGCCGATGAGCTGGTGCGGCAGGGAAAAGAGGCACAGCGAAAGCTTCCGATTGTCAACCAAAAGGGCAAGGATCATGCCGAGATAACGAAAGAGCAGTGGGCTAAAACTCACGCAGATTACAAAATGATTCAGGTGTCTGCAGATGGTTCGTATCGGTACCGATCGATGATTGTCAATGGGTCGCTGACGCCTGTCTACCTTGTCGATCAGAAAGAGGTTCAACCATCAAATCAACAGGATCGATCACCTTTAGCAGAAAAAGAACCCGAATCAAAAAAACAAGCCGCATCGTTCCGGTCACTGGCTGATTCTATGCAAAATAGAATTAAGGAGTTGAGAAACCCCGGTGTTTCTCGTCAAAACCTCACAGCCCGACGAGCTAATATAGCCGCAAACATGGGTGTGGAGGCGGACAGGATCGAGTGTATTCAGCATGTTTTAAGTGGCATTGCCGATGATCTTGAGGACGGCACATTGCCTAAGGCATTGTGGGGTATCAGGACGAAAGCTCAGGTAGAAGAGTTCCGCCCAGGGGTTTCGCGAGAATGGCGATATGCTCAGCCGTCAGTGCGAAAAAGTGATGTTATGGACGTACTGAAGTCCTTGAAAGGAAAGCCTGGCATCATAGACCTTCGGGACAAGTTGACCAGTTTTCTTCGTGCAAGATACATGAATGATTACATGGCGGTAATCAGGGATCGTGAAGACCTTACGTCTCTTGAAGCTCTTGTGAAGATCGGGAATAAGTACGAGAAGAAATATACTTTGCGACAGCTCAGTGAAGACGTTGCTCAAGCCAAGCGCCTGTTCAGTGCAGGTATTACTGATGAAAAATCCTACAATGCAGCAAAAGAGGCGATCGATGCTTATGTGAAAGCCCCTTCTGCAGAGGAACTGAAAGCCAAAGAGATCAAGAAGGCTGAATCAGCATTGATCGGATCGAAGATTCCCGGATTCTTTCCCACTCCCAAGCGCATAGTGAACGAGATGCTTGATCAGGCCGACATTCAGCCCGGTATGAGCGTTCTGGAACCGTCCGCCGGAAAGGGTGACATTGCCGAAGTGATCAGAAGCCGTGCCCCAGAGGCGAAACTCACGGTAGCCGAAATCGTCCCTTCACTATCGTCCCTTCTTGAAAAGAAAGGTTTTCATGTGGCTGACAGTGACTTCATGGAACATCAGGGTCAGTACGACCGGATCATCATGAACCCACCGTTCGAGAATGGCGCCGATGGTGATCATGTCCGTCATGCCTATGAGTTGTTGAATCCCGGCGGGCGTTTGGTGTCCATTATGGGTGAAGGGACATTTTCCCGTAGAGACAAGAAAGCGACAGCGTTTCGCGAGTGGCTTAAAGGTGTTGACGGTTCATCCGAGAAAATGGATTCCGGCTCGTTCAGTGGAGCAGAGTCATTCCGACAGACCGGTACGGCAACAAGGATGATCGTTATCGAGAAGCCTGAAGAAGTGCAGAAAGCTGATGATCCTGATACGGCAGACACCAGCATCCTTGAAGATGTTGGCCTTCTAAGGCAGGTTGGCGACCGATGGAAGTACAAGTTCGCAATTGACGGTAGCTGGATGACCGCAAACTCGAAATCTGATGCGGTAGAGAGAGCTACTGAAGCGTACCGGAAAGCGTCTCCGGATAAACTCCTCACCAGCGAACAGCGCTTCGCAAAAGCCAATGACGATGAGTATGAGATGATGCACCGGAATAATAAAGGTGCGTCACTCAAAAGCCTTGAGGCTAAATACGAAAGCATGGGCGGTGAGATAGCGAGCCATCAGAAAGCAGGCGCCCGCGAGTTTAACGGCAATGGTGGCAGGCGTACCGGGGCAGCCGTCAGCGCAGAGGCAGCCAGAGGAGTGGCCGAAGAACGAATGAGGCTTGGCCGTTACATCGAGAAGCGCAGAGAATTGGAGGCGGCGAAAACTGGCAATAGCGCTGTTGCGGCGTATGGTGCTGAGTCGAAAATACTTGCCGGGGGAAAAGAGTTCGGAACAGTGCGATACGCTCTTCTGGAGCGCGATGACCTGATTGTGTCTCACGTTCCTCCTCACTTCACTCTCAACCCGAAGTTTCCGCAGGACCGTCAGCCGAGGGATTATACCAATCCGGAAATAAAGGCTCGAACACTGGAGATCATTGACAGCATCGAGAAGGGGAAGTTCTCCTCTTATTTCCAGAAGAACCTTGAATCAGAAACCGGTATGCCGGTAGTCAACTCTCAGGGTGTTGTACTATCCGGAAACAATCGGGCAATGGCGATCTTTTCGGGGTACAGCACCTACGCCAAGGCCTTGGCTGATGCTGATATAGGTCAGTACGGAATCGACACGGGCGAGCTCAAGGGTGTGAAACGGCCGGTTCTTGTTCGGGTTTTTGATCATCCGGAGATGGAACAGGACTTTGCCGTTGAGTCAAACCGCGAGATGGTAAAACCGCAGGTTGCCAGAGAGGTTATTTCTGTTTACAAGGCGCTTCCTGAGAATAAACGGATCGAGGCAGAACAGGCTATCCGTGGAATCTATGAGGTGTTTGCTTCAAGTGGACGGTCGAGAATAAACGAGTTCCTTGGATCGGTTGAGTTTTCGTCACTGCCGACATTGACGCAGCACAACCTGAAAGAGTCTAAGATCATCAGTGGATCAGACATTCAGGGCAACCAGTTCACCAGCGTTGGCGAGGAGAAGATAAAGACGCTTGCGACCTGGCTTCTCAATCGGGACATAGGGGCATCCGAAGCGGCATTCAGAAAAATGAGTGGTGAAGACGATGTTACCTACGGCATTGACAAGGCTATCGATTTGGCGATTGGCCCGTTGCTTCATCTCAAGGCGTCTCGTCCTGATGAATATCGTGAGCTTTCGGAGGATCTTGGCAGAGCTATCGACCGGTTCGTTGAGTTTCGGTCGAACTATGATTTTTATCGGCCGGGTGATGCTCACAAGGCAAACGGAAAATCCCTGTCCGTCGAAAAGGCAAAGCGTGGGCTGTCTGTTGAGCAGAATCCACTGACAAAGGAGCAGTCAAGGCTGTTTGATGCCCTGAACAGCTCAACTCAGGGGAGTCTCAGCAAGTTGATCAATGAGGCCGTTGTCGGACAGAAAGACATGTTCGCCGATGTGTTCGGAAGATCAACACCGAAGCCGAAGGAATCGCCGGATGATGAAATGAACCGGAATAATCAGTCACGGCCAGCTGGTTACCAAAAGACTTATACCGAGAAAGGCATGCCGGACAGGCCGGAGAACGGTTTAATCAAGGTTGGGTCAAGAATTGTCAAGCTGAGCCCGGAAGATGGGCCGACGCGAGTGGAGAGTATTCGTCAGCAGGTCGAGGAAATCATCGGTCGAGGTCTGTATAACGGCAAGATCAAAAGCAGGACGAAGGCCGGATTCTATCGCTTGTCGAACGGTGAGCTGAGGGTTCGTAATCTCAGTGATGTCGAGGTTCTTGCCCATGAAATGGCGCACTATCTGGGCATGTATCGACGAAAGACGGGCAATGAATTCAACAAGCTCTATACGAGCAAGATGTTCAAGGCAACAGTCGAGCAGTTCAGTTATACCGGAGACCGATCGGTTATTCTCCATGAGGGGTTTGCCGAGTACGTCCGGCTGTGGCTCACTCAGTACGATGTTGCAATGCGTTCTGCGCCTGATTTCACCAAAGCATTTGAACACACGCTATCCAGGGACAAGGGCCTGAAAAAACGGATGCAGTTGCTGCAGGATGATATGCACCGGTGGTATTACCAAGGCGATTCGGCACGGCTCAGGGCGAAGAGTTCCGGGAATCAGTTCTCTATCAAGGAACGGGTTCGCTCGGGACTGGCTGAACAGCCTGCACGGTTATGGCGGCAGCAGATCATCGATAACCACCATGCGGCCAAGGTGATGGAGCGGGAGTTGACCGGCGGTATCCCTGATGCCGAACGGAGCGCCACCAAGCAGCTGGACCTTCTCAACGGTGTCGAGGGGATCATTCAGGAGAGCTTTATCCATGGAGCTCCGGCATTCAATGAAAAGGGCGAGATCGTTTTTCATGGCGCATCGATGCAGAAGGTGTGGGGCGAATCCCTGAAGAAGGGCAGAAAGATCATGAGTTATCAGGAGGACTACTTCGTTGCCCGTCGGTCGGAAGAGCTGAAGGCGCAGGGCCGTGAAAACCTGATCACTGTCGGGGAGATCAAAGCCGGCCTTGCTTATGCGCAGAAGTTCCCATGGTTCGAGCAGGCTTTCGAGGATTACCAGAAGTACCGGGTCAACTTCGTGCATTTTCTTGTTGACTGCGGATACGTTGAGCCCGAAACGGCCATGTCCTGGCTGAAGGTGAACAAAAACTATGTGCCGTTCAACAGGGAGGTTGATGGTATTGGTCGGGCTGTGGCCGGAGTTGGTAGCACGAAACGGCTCAAGGGTGGTACTCAGAACATCAAGGACGTCTATGACAACATGATTCTGGGTGATGCCCGGCTGATTGCTGAGGGCTTGAAGGCAAGGGCGATGAGGACACTGTACACCACGGCACTCAAAAGCGAGGACGGCAGCAAGTTCCTTACGAAACTTGCTCCTGACTGCGAACTGGTGCACTCAACCATTGAACAACAGGCGAAGGCGATTGCCGGCGCTATGGCTCACCTTGGCTTGACCCTCAGCCGGGACGGCCTGATTCTTACCGGTGATGCTGAGGCGGAACAGATCACGGAGATTTCGGATATCGAACAGGTCTTGCTGAAAAATCCTGAGCTGATGCAGTTCTGGATGTTTGGCCAGAAACCGAGAACGGTTAGTACGATGGTGGACAGCTTCATCGATGAGGTGGCCGGGAAACGGGTGTGGATTGAGATCAGCAAGGACAATGAACTGTTGGTCAACATGCTGGATAGCATGGCCGGGGTGAAAATGCCCGAGGGGATCATGAAGTGGGTGCTCAGGGCCTGTTACTCGGCCAAGCAGCTGCAGACGATGACGATTACGCAGGCATGGAACTTTGCTGGCGGCAACATCGTCCGTGACACTCAGGAGGCTTTTGCCCGGTCTGGTGGCACCTTCAGACCTGTCGTTGACAACCTCATTGGCATGAAGCATATCCTGAATGATTTGCTGAAACAGGAAGGGCGATACCATGAGATGAAAGCGCAGGGTGGGGGATGGGCCGGGGCGATCCGGTCTCAGATGACTGATATTCGAGAGATGGAGAACGGCGGGATCATGACCCCGAAAGCAAGGAGCCAATACAATCCGATTCGCTTGGGACGTGAAGCGCTTGAAGTGCTGATGTGGGCCTCTGAGTTTTTCGAGATGTCAACCCGTGTTGGCTATTATTCCCGGTTGCGCGGGCAGGGTGTTGGTGCCAGAGAATCCGCCTGGCAGTCTCGCCAGATTACGACGGACTTCAGGACACATGGTGCTGATAACAGCTGGACACTTTTTCAGCGGACCATACCGTTTTTTGCAGCCTACATTCAGGCGGTTGACCGTGATCTGAGAGCGTTCTATGAGGTGAACGGTGAGATGAAGATTCGAAACCTGAATCGGACAGAACACGGCACCAAGATCATTGGCAGGAATGGCGGAGGCCAACCTCCGGTACCGCCGCCGATCAATGTAGATTCTGTTGGTGGTGATGACTGGGTGCCGGACAATAACGCCAAGCAGCCGAAGACGAAAGCAGGACGTGGCAGGCTCAAGAGCCGAAAGGTGAGGATGTACCTGGCTGCTGGCGCCTTGGTGGCATGGAACATCATGAACGCCATCCAGAACGCTGATGATGAGCGATACAAAGAGCTGACCCCTGACCAGAAAGCTCGATTCCTGCACTTCTTCAATGGTGACCAGCACCTGACCATTCCCAAAACGCATGGTATCGTGTCGCTGCTTATGGCTTCAGGTCAGGCTGTCGTCGATCACATCAAGGGCGAGGATTCAGGGGACAGTTGGAAGTATCTGGCCTTTGCTGTGGCTTATGAACTGTCAGCTGATCTTATTCCTGGGCTCATTCGACCGGTTTACGACCTGGCCGTGAACAAGACCTTCACCGGGGCGCCGATCATTGCGCACCGGCTTGAGGGGGTGGATCCGAAGTACCAGTTCACAGACCGCACTCCCCAGCTCTATGTGAATCTCGGTAAGTCCTTGGGCGTGAGCCCTGATGCTGCTCATTACCTCGTGAAGGGCTATACCGGGTATCTTTCAGACTTCATCGATGAGGCCTCAGAGCGCATGCTGTGGGATAAGAAGGCGTGGGGGGAGAGACCATTCTCAAACGGTCCACTGGAGTTCATGGACAAGCCGTTCGTGCAGAGGGAAGTACCGTTCAGGACCAAGTATACCGATGATTACTACGACCTCAAGAAGCAGGCGGCAACGGCCAAAGCTACCGTAGATCATCTGATGCGTGAACCGGAAATCCAGTTCAAGGGGATTACGGCCGGCTACCTTACAAAAACAGCCCAGACGCTTTACGGTATCGATGGACTGTTCAAGGAGATCGACAACGGTATGAAAGGTCAGGACGAGTATATGGCGTCGGTGAAATACTCCCCAGAGCTGTCAGCACAAGAGAAGGAAAAGAAGATCAATGCCTACTATGCCAGGAAGAACGAGATGTACGGGAAGGTTTACGGGCAGATAAAATCAGCTGTTGACAGGATCGACACTGATACGATAAAATAGGCCGTCGGTTTTCTGTTCCACAAGGTGCTTGATTAAGAAACACGAATCTGAATCAAGCACCCAATGGCCACACCTCTTATATCCCCGAAATTTCAGGCATGGGACCCTCGAACAGGCTTGCCTCTGGCGTTCGGTCAAGTGGCTACCTATGAGGCCGGTACACTGTCCCAGAAGCCAACCTATTCCGATCCGGGTGGTACTGCCGCAAATACGAACCCGGTTATTCTGAATGGTTCTGGTGTTGGAGACATCTTCCTTGCTGGCAAGTACAACATCATTGTGACCGCTTCAGACGGGTATCAAGTCTGGTCATCGGATAACGTTTCTGACCTTGCCCACATCTACGAAGAATGGGTTTACCCTACGGCTGCCATCTATGCTTCGGCTGTTCAGTTCAAGGTAGCTGGCAGTATGGCGGATGTTTTCGTCTCCGGTCGGCCCCTGAAGATCTCCGATGCAGTGACATTCTTCGGCGTTGTGTCGTCGTCCTATTATTCTGGAGGCTATACGTTTGTGACGGTGACAACGTCTCAGCCCCTGACCAACAACCTGGCTTTTGTGTCCGTGTCCGGAGCAACCACAGCCACAAAGCTGGCGGTTCCACGGACTATTAACGGAGTTCCTTTCGATGGCACTGCAGACGTCACTATTCCGGTCTCCGCCGCCGATCAGGCGCAGATTGATGGGAAGGTAGGTAAAACAGGCGCTACTGGTTCCGCAGCCATGCCTGCTGGCACAACAGCCCAGCGAGACGCAAGCCCCGGTGTTGGGTATATCCGAGACAACACAACGCTCGGGATGATTGAATACTGGAATGGATTGGCATGGGTCTGCCTTTGTGATAACACCAATACCCAGACGCTTGCCGGAATCAAGACCTACTCAAGCAGTCCTGTTGTTCCCGATTTGGCCGCATTTGACAAGAGCACTAAGGCGATAAACTCAGATTTCCACTGGAACAACATGCCGGCGGTGCGGGGATCCTTTGCAAACTTGAAGCTTTCATCGACAGGGACATCTGCCGTTATTACTTATTCGGCTGATTCAATTGTTCTCAAAAGCGCTTCAGGCCTCTATATAGTCAGAACAGCCGTATCGCTCACGGCATCGACAGGCAGCGCTTCCGGAGTGGTGAACAGTCTTGATACCGGAGCCTGGGCTTACAATACCTTCTACTTCATATACCACATCTACAATCCGACGTCCACCACGGATGGACTCCTGTTTTCACTTTCCTCGACGGCACCAACTCTACCGTCAGGGTATACGATATCATCGAGGATTGGAGCGCTACGAACGCAGAGTGCTACGGCCTATTACCCTCTCGGTTTTACACAAGCGGGACGAACAGTGCGTTACAGAGTAGCGCCCGGAAGCAACGTGACGGCCCCGCTAACGATGGCATCGGGTACGTCGATAACCGAATATACGGCCGTAGCTGTTGGGTCATTTATTCCCGTAACGGCATCATCAATCAACGTTGGCATAGCGACAAACAGCATCGCAAATAGCCAGCATTTATCCGTAGCGCCTAATGGCTCGTACGTCTACACAAACGCCCCATTAATGTTCGGAAACGGTAACGTTGCTGGATGCGGGATTAGTCTGCGCACAGACATAATCCTTGAGAGCGTCAGTATTTATTGGGAAGGGACGTCGGCAGCTACGGCATCCCTTTTGTGCTACGGATGGGAAGACAACCTTTAATAAATAACTATGCCCTTCGCGATAAATCAAGACGGAACTGCATGGCGTTCGATTGATACTGCCAATGACCTTTTCAACGGCGAGACGTACAGTGAGGTGCAGCCGGAATTATCCGTTATACCTCCGATTCCTACGTCGGTCACAATGTGGCAGGCCAGACACGCATTGCTAAACGCAGGCCTTTATGCTCAGGTTGAAGCTGCCCTTCAGGCCATGCCCGGTGATAACGGTCAACGAGCCCGGATAGACTGGGATTACGCAGCCAATGTCAAGCGTGACTTTCCGCTCATTATCGGTATGCAGCAGATGTTTGGATGGACAGACGAACAGGTAGACGCACTCTTCATTTCGGCATCACAAATAACTGCGTGAGCAGAATCAGTAACCAAAAGACTTTTTAAGATATGAATCCGAGCTGGGGAGGGCATCTCGATCTGGTGCAGTCGCTGATCGTATTGCTATGGGGACTTATTGTCACCCTGATTCTAATTATTGCCTGGGGCGCAAAAGCCTGGATACAGTCTCAGACCGACATAAATCAGGCGAACCTGGAAGAGCATAAGACCCTGCACGGCAGGGTAACGGCGGTAGAGAAGGATCTTAGCAAACTAATCGGGGCCTTTGGGGCCAAATATTGATGACTGAATTTCAGAAAGCGTATGAACGCACGATCGAAAACGAAGGCGGTTACCGCTTGCATTCGGTAAAGGTTGACACTGGCGGCATGACCTATGCTGGCATTGCTCGAAACAGTAACCCGCAGTGGCCGGGATGGAAGATCCTCGACGCTGGCCAGACTCCGCCGGTCAGCATGGTTCAGGACTTCTACCGGGTCGGTTACTGGCAGGCTGTTCATGGCGATGAGATTGATTCCCAAGAGGTAGCCGACTCGATCTATGACTTCGCTGTTAACGCTGGCGTTTCGGTTTCGCGCAAGCTGGCCCAGGTGGCCGTGCAGGTTACTCCGGATGGAGTGTTCGGGCCGATGACGATAACGGCGATCAACAGTCAAGATCCAGAAAAGTTCATGCTTCGTTTTGCATTGGCCAAGATCGACCGATACCGGGACATTGTGGCGCACAACCCGGAACAGGCAAAATTCTTGCTCGGCTGGATAAACAGAACATTAAAGGGGGTGAGTGATGGTGTTGCTTGACATATTGAATACGGTAGCCGGCGGAGTGCTGGACACGATCAAGGGTAATCAGGCTGCAAAGCAGGCGAAGGCCGACAAGCAGCTTGATATCGACCTGAAGACGATGGAGCATAAGGCGACAATGGAGACGGCTGATCAGGCGGCTACTATGAATTACGATCTCGCGGCCATGAATGCCCAGGTATCGAGCTGGAAGGACGAGTACCTGACGATTCTTCTGTCTGCTCCCGTCATCGGGAGCTTCGTTCCGGGAGTTCAGGATTATGTTGTCCGTGGCTGGGGATACCTCGACAAGGCACCGCTTTGGTTTCAGACCTCTTTCATTGGAGTCATTGCGGCGACCTTCGGGCTCCGATGGCTTTTCTCTCGGAAAGCTTCAGTTGAAGATTGATCAGGTGAAAATGTAAAGGGCGGCCATGTGCCGCCTTTTGAAATACAATCAGTTTTGTACCCTATTTGTACCTTGATCGGTATTGTAATCTTTTAAGTGTTTATATAAATGGGTTATAGTGATTATTCTGAATAATCAGCCCAATTGTTCGGTGTCTCGTACCAGCGGAGGTTTTTTAGCTTTACGCCTTCGGGGAGGTTGTTTTTGAGCTGGTTGAAGGCCCATTTGGCGAGGCATTCGGCGGTTGGGGGCTCGTTGGTGACGAGGACTCGCTTGTTGCGTTTGAGGATGAATTCGAGGTCTTCGTGGTCGTTTTTCCAGATGGCGAAGCCGTGGTCGAGCTTGTCGTGAATCTCTTCGACCATGATGCGGTGCAGGAACTTGAAGTCCATGACCATGCCCTCTTCGGCGTCGTTCTGACGTTCATTTACCGGTCCTTCTACGGTGGCAACGATCACCCCGCGGTGGCCGTGAAGCTGGTTGCAGAATGAGAAGCTGTTGGGCAGGGTGTGGCCGTAGTCGATTTCGATCTTGCGTGAAATGAGCAT